GGCCGATAGCTGGCGGCCGAAGTGGGTCAAAGTTCCGGCCATGAGCCCAACGGCACTCGTCCGAGGTTTTCGAGTCCAGCGTGGCATACCAGCCCAGCTCGATGTTGCGTGACTGCCCCAGCGCGCTAAGCGTGGTCTGCTTCCCGGACGCCACTGCGGCACGATTGCGCTCCTGGCGAGCCGCCGACTGCTTGTCGTACTCGGCCTGGACCGCCTCGGCCGCACGCTTGCGAACCTGATGCGCGTCGAGATGGGCCTTCAGGTACCTTCGCTCCGCCTCGACGGCCTTGGACAGCGTGCCGGGATCCCGAGCCCCCCGAACGGCCGCCGTGGTCAGACGGCGCGCGGCGGACATCACGTAGGACGCGCGCCGGATCAGGTTGGTGCTGTCCTGCCGACGGCGAACCGACCCACGCTCGCTCGGCTCCAGCCGGGTCAGGGCCTCGACCTCCGGCACCGACACGAACAGCATGCCCGCACCTTCGGCGCTGACACCCGGCACACTGGTCAGCCACTTCACGAGTTCGCGCACAGCGAGACCCCCCGCCAGCAGGCCAGCCAGTGCGGCTACGTAGGCCTTGTCTGACGGAGGGGTCTCGGGTGCAGCGGTTGGTTCAGCTGGCGTTGTCATGCGTGTGCTGGTTTGCCCACTCGATGGCTTCGTCCCGCGTGCCGACCTCGGAGGGTCCGGGACTCGCGCAGCCCTCGTGCAGGCAGCGAGCCGAGTAAAGCTCAGCCTGTTCGATCACGGTGTTATCCGGCCAGCTGATCATCGATTTCTCCATTCGTCGCACTTGGTGCACCAGCGCATCTGGGTCGTTCCCCAGTCGAGCCCGCGCCAAGGGCCCCATTTGTGCTGGCAGTCGGTTCCCATGCGAAGCCTGTACTTCAGCCTACGCCATCGGTTCACGACGTGGGCTCTGCCGTCTCTCACTGGTAGGGATCTTCGGGCAGGAACACCGCGCGGTTCAGCGTCATGAACGCCGTGCGCATCTGGACCTTGGCGTCCTCCAGCAACGCGCTCGACTGGAACCCGCGATTGAACGACTCGTCGTCCTTCTTTCGCATCGTATCTTCGGCCCGCGTCCGCAGCTCCTTGAAAAACACGCCGATCATCCGCTCCATGTCCTTGGAGCGATTCACCAGCTCGATCTCTTCGGCCGTATGGTTGCGGAACCCGATGACCGCGTCCGACACGTACTGCGCGGATTCACCGTGATCCGGGTGGTCCTCCGGCGTCGGTACTTCTTCGGCTGGAAAGGCGGCGTCGACCTGCTGATACTTGCACTCGTCGGAGTGTCCCCCAGACTCGGTCGGCTCGCAGCAGTTCAGCTGACTGACGGGGACCTCGGTGACGGGGGGAGCCTCGCGCTTGCCGTACAGCACCGTGTCCTCGTAGCGCCACTGCTTGCACCTGTCGCATGGGCAGCCGCCTTGGTCGTGGCCTTCGGGGACGCGGTGGGCGTACTCGCCGAAACCGTCGGCGGGCTCTTCGTCTGGCATATCTCTCCTTGGCAGGGTGGAACGGGTGGGTTGGTTATTCGGTGGTGTCCTGCGGCCAGGCGCTCTGGACTCGTGCCAGCGACATGTCCGTGCGCGTCTCGCTGACTCGGGTCGCGTCGTCCTCCAAGATGTCGTACTTCGGGCCGACCCAGCGCGTGGTGTAGGGCTTCTCCTCGTTCGGGGTCAGCACGATCAGGACGGCGTTGTCCTCGGTCGTGAGAGCGGCAGCGGCGTCCTGCAAGGGCGAGCTCATGGTGCTCCCTGTGTAGTGGGGCTGGTTACGCGTCTATCTTACCGCACTGGTAAGGGCTGACCCGCATCCTTCGCCTGCACTGCCCCGAGCGCCGTGTTGATCGCGGTGTCCAGCTTCTGCTGGTCCGGCGAGAGCGGGCTGCCCGGACCCTGAGCCCCCGCCTCTTCCTGCTGGCGCTGGGCTTCCTCCAGGATTCTGCGCACGCGCTGGTCGTCCAGGTCCAGGTACTGCGAAAGGTTCTCGATCAGCATGTCGAAAATGCCCTGCGGCAGGTTCGGCCCGGACCCTGCGGTGGCCACTGACTGAATCAGCGTGAGCATCTTGTCGGTCTGGTCCGAGTCGATCTTCTCGAACTTGAATCGAGGCACTGCGGCGTCCGGGCCCCAGTTCAGCCAGATCAGTGGCGCGGAGATTTGGCAGTCGATCGTGTTCGCGATCTCCTTCGCCGCCGCGAACCTGCCCTGCATAAAAATAGCGCTCTGGTCAGCCGACAGAGCGTAGCTGCCCGCTCCGTTGCCAGCGGCCGACGGCAGGTCCATCCACGAGGCCATGATCGAGCGCGTAGCGCACGAGTCCAGGTATTGCATCAGCTGATGGTAGACCCCGCTCGCGGTCCCACCGCCGGTAGCGTCCAGTACCTCGAACACCTTCTCGTCCGGGCTCGGCCGCTCCACCCCGACGACACCCGCACTGCCCAGTTTGGCGATGGCCTGAGCGTTCTTACGCGCCTGACCCCAGTCCTTGCCGTAGGCGATCGTCTTCGGGATGGCCGTGCGATCGGCGAACTTGACCCACAGCGACATGACCTTCTGCTTCAGGTCGTAGGCCCACTGGGTCACGTTCAGGTCCGAGTCGCCGTACAGCGAATCCACGTGCTGGTTGGCGATGTGCACGACGGCGTTCTTCGCCTCGATCGTGATATAGCCCTCGCGGTCGAGGTCCTCCCGCTTGGTCGACTCCCAGTCCTGGTACTGCTTGAACCCGAGCATGTCCCCGGACGAGCGGGAGCGCATCAGCATGCACGAGGTCGACGGCCGCCACGCGAGTTTCTTGTAACGAATCCGGCCGTCCTTGCCGCGCGTCCACACCTTCTCGTGGAACGACTTCTTCAGCGCGCACGCTCGGGTCATCTGGCTGATCACCAGGTCCATCGGTGTCTGCATGCCGCCGGACAGCCAGTCCGACATCAGCACCTCGGTCAGCCAGTCGGTCTGGCCTTTGTCTCCCTCGGGCTTCTCGATGGTCTTGTTCGCCATCCGAAGCGGCATCGTGAGCGCGGTGAACACGGCCTGCGCCTGCCAGTCGCGTTTGAGCATCCGCTCGATGTCCTCGGCCCAGGTGCGGTCCGGGTACTCGATCGCGACGTCGGGGTTGTCGATGTCCAGACCGACGCCTTCGGGCCAGTTCGTCCAATCGAACGCCGTGCCCTTCTCGCGGTCCAGCTCGTTGGGCTTGATGGGCTCGAATTCGATCTCGGCGCTGGTCACGGGATCTTACTCCCAACTGAAGGCCTCGGTGTCGCTGTCACCAGGATCTTCCTCGCGGTATCGGTACGCTTGACTGCGGTCCCTGACCTCGGATTCTACCTGGTTGAATTCGGTGTCGGTAAGCAGCGATTGCCCCACGGCGTCGGCATGGTCAGTCGAACGACCGATCCGCTTGCGAAGATCATCCTTGCTCTCGACCTGGATCTTACCCCTGGCCGTGTGCCAGTACTTCGGGGCTGTCAGCTCGCCGATAAGATCCGGGTCCGCCGGTAACGCGAGGGTGGGGGAGAACGCCGGGTCGAGCATCTCGCGCATCTTCCACCACATGGCCGCGCGCTGGTTCTCGAATCCGTATTCCCCGGACCGATCCCGCAGAGTCGACTTTCGCGCGGCATTGAAGGCGTGCACCTGCTTGGCATCCATGCGCAGCTTGTCGACGACTCCGGCACCAACGCCGATCACGTCCACCACGGCCAGATCCGAGGGGTGCTGCAGTTCGCGCTTGACGATCTGCGCGACCTTCATCGTGTTCGCGACCGAGTACTTCTTCAAGCTGAGTACGATCGGCCCGATGCGGTCCGCGACCACGGTCAGGTCCTTGCCGCCGCGTGCCACGTCGACTCCCAGAACCTTGCGGCCCAGCTGCACGGGCTGACCCTGGTCGGTCCACATATCCCAGCGCTCGTTGGCCTGCTCGATCCACGAGAGCGGGATGACCGAGTCTTCCTCGCTGGAGTGGAACTCGCCAAGCACGCGATTCGCGAACAGAGCCGACTCGGGCCCCCAGGCGTCGCGCATCTGAGCCACCCACTCGGAGCTGACTCGGCCCGCCTCGATCGCCTGGTGCACCTTGACGTGAATGGCCTTCCAGTTGGTGAATCCGGGCTTGCGCTTGTGAATGTCGTAGAATCGGCCAGTCGGAGCTCCCGGCGTGCTCTGCATCAGGCCGAACGCCTCGGGCAGTCCCTTGGGCTTCGCGCCGGAGAACGCACCCTCGGCCGCGTCGTAGACATCGGCGGCGATCGCCTTGCCCTCGTCGAAGATGTACAGGATCGAGTCGGCGTGCGCACCCTCGATCAGTTCCTTGCGATTGGACGCGACAGCCGACGCCGCGCCGTAGTTCAG